TCATAAACCCTGGAAACGTATCGTTAACTTGTTCTGCTACTGTATCATAAATTTCAATAACTTTATCTTTAGTCCATTCTACTTTGCCAGATTCAATTTCATCTTTGAATAATGGATAAGTACTAAAGTAAACAGAATCTGTATCTCCATAAATTACTGCATCACCTACATGATCTTTTTTACCAGTAAACGATTCGTTTACTGCGCCTGCCATATGTCTAGCAATACAACGTCCGGTAAGAGTTGTGCTTTGCCCTAATCGCATATCAAAAAATCTACTACCTGCATTAAGTAAAGCACCATATGCACTATTCAAATTAATCTTTTTAACTAATTGCCTTTTATCCCAAAAGTCTTTATCTTCTTTTGTTTCTGCTTTTCTTAGTTCTGCTTGTAACTCTTTACGTTCTGCATACCAACGTTCTAGTAGTCCAGGAATAATACCTTTTTGTGCATACGAAAATATAGTACCATTGCTAGACATCATTAAGGACTGTCCACTAAAAAATACTAAGTCATATATTTCTGCGGCAGACATTTCTTCTGATTGATTATTTTCCCAATCAACTGTTAAGGTAATGCCTTTGTCACGATTCATTACATGTTCGTATTCAGGGCAAGCAAACTTTCCTTCCCATGCTTCAGCAACACCTTTACCAGAAGATAAGAAACTTTCAATCATGTCTTCAGTTTCTGTTTGACGTACTTGCCCAACAATAGTTTCTGGACTCATATTTAATGCACGGATAATACTAGGATACAAACTGTTTAAGTCCATACTACCTATCCATTCGTGCATGCCTTTCTTAGGTACTGCAACATAAGCACCAGCGGCGGCATTTGCTACTTCTTTATTACGCCTCGGCCTATCAGGAACAATCATTCCTCTACTATGTGCTTCATTAACTAGTGCTTGGTCTGTAACTGCAACGGCTCCCATTGTAGCTCTAAGTGTAACAGTATTAGAGTGAGCGATAAGATTTGTTAAGTCAATAAACTGTAGTTTGTCATCTAGTTTCTTTAACAGTACAACGTCTTGTCTATTATATGCAATAAACTTTTCAAAGTCATTGTTGTATAACTGGTCTAAAGATCCTTCATATGGAATTTTCTTTTCGCCAATTTCAAATTCGCCAATAGCATCAAGTCTATAAGTATGTTGTTCGTGATAGTTATATTTTCTATATAACTCTAAATAATCTAAATGTACACGGCCAATTGTATCAAAAGTTTCTTGAGTCTTTCCATAACGTTCAAATTCTCGTTTAGTAGGAAACCTATCCCATAGACAAAACCGTCTAGTTTGATCTTTGCCTAATACTCTAGTAACACGATTAACCATGTAAGGAATATCATAACCTTCTGAATTCCAACCACTTAGTACATCTGCATCTTCAATGATATCTAAAAAGTATTCAAGTAATAAATCTTCTGTTTCGCATAGTATTGTGTCATCAAATTTTGATACAATACTTTCTGCATGTTCTTTAGACATTTTTTTAGGAGCAACAACAAATGTAATTGTTCTATCTAACCAACCCAGGTGTACTGTTACGGCAGTAACTGGATTAAAAGGATCACTAGGATCAGAGAATCCTTTTTCTCTATCGTAATCAACTTCAATATCAAAGAATGCAACTTGTAACTTGGGAGATTCTTGACCGTTGTAGTTTTCTTCTAAGCAACGTTGTAGAGGCCTATAATCACTTTCCCATGTTCTTCCATGTCCATGAATACGTTTCTCTTTATCAAATGCTTTTGCATTGCCAACCATAATACGACTAAGTTTGTTTCCAGCAATGTCTACAAACTTGCCTTTAGCATCTGCATAGTACATTACATAACGACAAGGATAAACTTTCATTACCCGCTTGCCATTAACACGTTCTACTACATTAACTATTTCTTTTTGTCGATCCTGCCAAGCATCTACGAACAAATTATGTACTCCACATTGTTTTATTTTTAATTGCATCTTGTGCGACTTGGAGATAATCCTTATCCGCATCATTCATTATAGACCAAAACTTGGATATAGATAGTGTCAAGTTATACACTTCCTCTTCGTGGTCTATATGATAGTTAGTTTCCATCCAATGCTGGAGTGCATCCATCCTAGCATCAATTTTTTCGTTTAGACTCATTTATTAGCCTCCATAGACTGTATTATGTGTATTCAAGCAACGTACGAAAACTGCACACTTTGGCATATCTTTAATTCTGTTTGCTCCAATGTATGTACATGTGCTTCTAACTCCGCCTAATATTTCTGTTACGGTATTATCAACAGAACCTTTATGAGGAACAGTAACTACTTTACCTTCTGCTCCTCTGTAACCAGATTTACGAGAACCATAAATTGACATAGCTTCGTCTGAGCTCATACCATAAAACTTTACCATGCCATCGATTATCTCTCCTTCAGATTCATCATGGCCTGCTAACATACCACCAAGCATGGTAAAATGAGCACCTGCTCCAAATGCTTTGGAAACATCACCAGGGTATACACAACCGCCATCTGCAATAATATGACCACCGATACCGTTTGCCGCATCTGCACATTCGATAATACCTGATAGCTGAGGAATTCCAACACCTGTCATTAGTCGTGTAGTACATACTGATCCTGGACCAATACCACACTTAATAATGTCGGCACCTTTGATAATTAACTCCTCAACCATTTCTGCAGTAATAACATTGCCTGCAATAATAGTTTTATCTGGATATCTGTCACGAAGACGTGAAATAAAGTCTCCAAAGTTTTCGTGATAAGCATTTGCTACATCAACTGTAATAAATTTAATATCCGGGTATGCTCCTAATACTGCATTCATTGTTGCAAAGTCTTCCGCTTCTGGATCCCAGATTGCGGCTGTTCCTGTGCATACACTTAGGTACTTCATCTTAACACCGTCACCGATGGCTTGATTCCATTCATCAAGTGTATAATGTTTTCGCATTATAGTCAACATCTTATGTTCTTGCAACTTTTTAGCCATTGTAAAAGTTCCAACACCATCCATATTGCTTGCTACAATAGGAACTCCTGTCCATTCATTTCCAGAATTATGGAATTTAAAAGTACGGAGCAGGTCAACATCTCGTCTAGATTCTAGTTTACTTCTCTTAGGTTTAAAGAGAACATCTTTAAAATCTAGTTTAATTTCATCTTCAATTCGCATTAGCTTTCCTCTTTTCTACAATATTAATTATGTAAGTCTTAAGGAACTTTATTACCAGTTACGTCAAGGATTTCTTCAACAGCCTCAAGATCAGTTTGATCTCTTTCAAAGTCACCTTTGAATGCTTTAGTGATTGCTTTATTTAGAACTGCTGGTTTAATTTCAAGTTCTTCTGCAATCGCGGAAACTGTATCTTTGAGTCCACCATTTAGGTCCTCAACTTCACGTTTAATTTGTACGCCGTCATTAATTACGGACTTTAGTTTAGCAATTTGCTCTGGGGTAAACATTTGATCTCCTTATAGGTTTGTATTTACAAGTGTTACTATACTACACTTTAGATCAAAGGTCAAGTATTATTTTTGGTCATTTAACCGAAATATATCCTGTTCGGAACAGTTAGAACCATATTGTATTTCAATAATTCTAAGTAAGCTATTGGTTTCATTAGATAACATATGCCATTGGTCCTGATTTATATGTAAGGAGGAGTGCATTGGAAAATGGCCAATTAGTTCTTGGTCTGAACTTATATCAAGTGTATAAACTGTTGCTTCACCTTCTGCAACAAACCAATGCTCGGCTCTATCTTTATGTCGTTGCATAGAAAGACTTTTCCCTGGCTCGACTGTTAATTCTTTAACTTTTGTTGTTTTTAAATCTCTATGTACCGTCCAGGCACCCCAAGGACGGTGTTCTGTTTGTGTATTGTGTTTACCCCATCTGTACAATAACTCACTGCTAGAGTTAGTTTTTTCTTCTCCACCAACACCCCATGCAAATGTAATGTTAGTAATGTTCGACTCCGGTACATTATTGGTAGTACGGTCACCACCATTTGCAAATATGATTTCATTATCCGGAAAAGTTTTCTTTACATGATCTATTAGTTTACATGCAGTTCCATCACTATCATCAAATTCCATAGCAGAGTTAACCATATCTAAAGAATTTAGAATATCAAGTCTTTCCTTTATATTTTGAAAATTTTTTCCTTTTTTTATTCCTAGCCATTGATCCGAATTAACACCAACTAGCAGATATTGTCCTAACTCTTTTGCTCCTTTAAGTAACTTTAGATGTCCAGAATGCAGAGGATCAAACCCTCCGGATACTATAACTATACGTTCATTTGGTCTTGGATACGGATGCATAATACAAAAACTCCTTAATAAGTAATAGTACTATTTATCGGAGAGAAATGTGTTATTCAATTCTAAATATCCTATTATAGCAATGGCTATGAATCGAGTATCTGATTTAAAATTAGCTATTGCAACAAGCAAGGCCGGAGCAGTACCTAGTATTAGTGCTTTCAATTATTATACAGGCCCTGGTAGGTTGAGTTATGATTGGCTTAGAAAAAATATAAAAGAATTTTATAAAGAGTGTCCTAATGCAGATTTAATTATAAGCATTGACACACAATTTCTAATAGACGAAGAATCTACTATGTGCGATTTATTAATAGAAGAAAAAGTTAGTCACGTAGAACTTATTCAAGTTGATGAATTATATAGAAGTAATGAAGCAGTAGTAACATCTCATCAAAGTAGAATGCAAGACTCTGGTATTAAATTAATATTAAAAGTTGTATCTGTTCCAACTGATATATCTAGGTATGCACGGTGGGCTGGAAATAGACAAGTAGATGCACTAGGTATTAAAAGTCCCCACGGTGCTGGTAGAGCTGGAGATGCAAAAGGAATTGAGTTTTGTATAAATTATGCTAGAGAATATTATAGTGGAATTGATATTATAGCAGTAGGTGGAGTTGGAACAAAAGAGGATATCAAATCTATGACAGAACTAGGTGCAGACTATGTAGGTATTGGCACTTTATTTGCGGCTACAGAAGAAAGTCCTTTAAGCAACGAAGCAAAAAATCAATTGGTAAGTAAGAATGCAGAAACATTAGGAAAGTTACAAACAGAAAGTGCAAAGCAAAATGCATTGATATTTTCAGAATACAAAGGTAAAGATAACGATAATAATACATTTAGTTTACATGCTGGAATTACAACAGGAACTACAGGACATGTTTTTGCTGGAAAAGGTATCAGTTATATAACTAGTATCGTAACGGTAAATACTCTAGTACAGAGTCTAATATAAAATGAGAAAAGAAATTTATGGATTATAAACCAAGCCCTTATAACTTCAGCGAGGACAGCTTTTGTTCTGAACCGTGGAGCCAACTTGAAATATCATCAAACGGAGATTTTAGTATATGTTGTTTAGCAAACTATGATGAAACGTTTGGGATGGCTAGAGATGAAGACGATCAAGTTATGAATGTAATGACACATGACTTTGACGAAGCACTAAACAGTAAAACACACAAAGATCACAGACTACAATTATCTAGAAATGAAAAACCACAACGTTGTCGTAATTGCTATGAGTCAGAAGAAGCTACTAAAGGAATGAAAGGCACACGTTACGGGAAGAAGTTAAGAGAACGTGGCATTAGTAAGAGAATGAGAGTTTCAATTGGTACAGCCCAACGTACTAAAGGTTATGTAGTTCCAAGCCAAGCACACTACTATATGCAACCAGATGGTTCAACAACATCAAGAGTAGTTAACCTGCACATACGATTTGGTAACTTATGCAACATGAGATGTGTGATGTGTAGCCCTCAGCATAGTAGTATGTGGTATGACGACTGGATTGCATTTGATTACTACGACGGAGAACCAATCTTTAAACTAGGAAAATATAAAACATTTTACTTACTACCTGATAAGAATGGTAAAACTGATATTGCAAATTCAGAGAAATGGTGGCAGACACAAACTTGGAGAGACAAGTT